GTTTTGTTGATTGCGTTGCCGGCATTGGCAAAAACTGTTGTATCAATTGATGATCCAAGTGTGCGGATAGCGGCTGCGCCATCCTTGACTAAATCCGTATCATCGGGCGTAGTCCAAGAGTAATTCGTTGTGGTTGCCATTTAATCTCCTATGCAACTATTGTAGCGTTGAGCCAAGTCAAATCGGGCAATATCGTATTAAAGGTCTCATTAGCTGGTACATCCTGCCAAGCCATTGCTTGGAGACTATAAGCCACAGGTGAGACATTCAAAGTTAGGGTTAATGAGTTTAGGTTAGCCGTCCAAGTCCAGCCCTCTACAAAGCCTTGAAACTCGCCTAGAGTCATATTGGCTGGCAGATTGACAATGTTGAGCGGCATCCCCATAAATACGCCTAATAGGGAATTGCGGTCTGTGTTGTCAATTTCTGGGTTGCCAAGGGCGAAAGTAATCTGTCGCATCTCAAATTGAGGATAGGCGCGAATAAGAAGATAAAAGGCTGCTTGATCCTCAGCATCTACTTGGTTGCGAAGGGTCGTTGTAACCTCGGCAGCAAGTTCCCCATAAAGGCTTATTGAAGTTGCATCCTCATCGGTAATGGCCTGTTCGCTGGTAGCACCATAGGTAATAGTCAAAGAATTGCGGACATCACTAGCGCGCTTGGTAATCTGTAGGCCAGGACCAATGGCGTGATTGCCGTCTAAGTCAATATATCCATTGAGAGCTAGTTCTTGGCTGCGGTGGGTCGAATCTGCATAACCTATCCGACCTTGGGCATCCTCATAAATATAACCAAGTCCAGAAGTAGCCGCTTGAGATACTAGGTCGTAAATCGTTGCAGTGATACCTGTCTGGCTGTGAAGCTCAAAATCGCCTGGAGTATCTATCTCTCCTAGTCCAGTATTTTCAGCATCAAGCCATCGAGTGGTCGGTTCATAAGTATTCCAAGTTAATGCCGCTGGGACTTCATTCCAACTGCCCAGCAATACTTCTTCCAATAAGTCAAGGATTCTATCGCCATCAAATTGATGGGCTAGGTTGCCATCAAAGATATGTCTAGCAAGTCTGGCTAAAGCTCCAACGGCTACTATGTTGATTCTTTGGCTGGTTGCTGTAGATCCTGAATTGGCTACTGCGATGGTTAGGTCGGTAATAAAGCCGCCAAATAGAAAGACATATGTCGAGCTGGCGTTTAGCACTTCAACTGTTACTGCATCGTTGATTTCATAAGAGACTTGCGAGCCATTAGTTTCGAGAAGGGTTAGATTGCAATAGCCAGCCAGAGGCTGTTCATAAATACTGGTGCGACCAGAGGTGATAGTTAGGCCGCTAAGTGTTACCCCTGTAACTGTAGAGCCATTGACCTTAACTCGATAGGTGGGACTCCAGATGGTCATAGGATGAGTTGGTCTCCACCGCCGCCAAGTCTGCGGCTGCTGTTATTTAAAGCTGATTGAACTGCTCTGCTAAATCCTTCTTCATCTATAACACTTGGAGCATTAACATTGATAACAACATTGCCGCGTTCATCAGCTTGTCTAACGCCTGCTACATTAAATGATCCAGTGCCTGCTGTTCTCTTAATAAAATTTGCTTCGCTTACTTGCTCAATAAGTGTCTGAGTTGTTTTTTTACTAGTTCCAGTTGTAGTTGAACTTCCGCCGCCGCCAAAGCTGCTGCCACCACCGCCGCCACCGCCTAAACCGCCTAATCCAGTAGAGACACCGATTGAGGCACCAGTCCCACCGCTTGGAAAGAATAGATCACTTCTTGGAACGCCCACTTCTTGAGTGTCAAAATTTCTTTGCGCTGCGCTAATTGCGGCTAAAGCTCCAAGACCTAATGCAGCTGCGCCAGCGCCAAGCAAAGGATTTAGGGCGAAGGTTGAAGCAACACCTGCAACGATTGCGCTTGCTTTCAAAGCGTTATAGGCGCGAATAAGACTATTAACTAAAAGTATTGTTGCTGTAACCCCAGCAGCTATTTTATTTACTGTAAATACGGCAGCAAGAACTCCAGCTAGAATAAGCAATTCATCTTTTAGGCGAATAACTGTCTCTATAAATCCTCTAACCTTCTTACCCCATTCAACAGCTGTTTTCTGGGTCTCGGTCAAGGATTCATCTAAACCATCTTGGCCAGTAAGGCCAGCTATAAACGCTTCTAAGGCTGGAATAAAGTTTTCTAAAATCCAAGCCGTAAGTTCTTGAACTACTGGCAGCAAGGCAGCGCCAATAGATTCCTTGGCTTCATCAAGAGCTATCTTGACGCGCTCCATTTGTTTTTCTGTGCTTAAAGCCTCATTCTCAGCAAAATTGCCAAAGGTTTCAGTTAGCTCTTTGAAAATTAAATTGAAATCTTTGCTTTTTAATATATTTGCATCTACGCCAAGTCCTAACCGACCAAGTGATGCTGCGTTTCCATCGTATGCTTTACCCAAAGCCATTGAAACAGTTTCAAGAGGCTTTCCCGTTGCTGCGCTTATGTCTAACGCTAAATTTAATAATTCTGTTGCTTCCTCAACATCTTTAGTGCTTCTTACTAGTCTTGCAAATGCTGGGCGCAATTGATCATCGGTAACTCCAACAGCCAAAGAAGTCTTAGTAATATAATCTTCAACAGCTGCAATTTGTTCGCGTTTTGCACTAGTGCTATTTTCAATAGTAAGGGCTAATTTTCTTTGAGCAGCCTCATCTTCCGCAGCATTTTTTATTGCACTAATTGCAAAAGCACCAGCCGCAGCTGTAACTGCTGCAAATGCAGCGGCAGCTTTTACTCCAAATTCTTTAGCTCTTTCGCCAATCGAATCAATATCTTTAGATCCTGCTGCCAGCTTCTTTTGAAAGTCAGCTGTATCGGCTAGGAGCTTAAGCGTTAATGCTCTTGAATCAGATGCCACTTATGCCCCACTTATCTAATATCTTATTGAAGGCTTTAGTCCATTCGGCAACTATATACTTTTGTTCTTTTCGCAAGGTTGGATAAATAAACCAACCGCGAGAACCGCGACCGAATCTTCCAGAATAACTGGGAAACTGCTTAAACTTATTTGATCCAAATTCGTAACCAGCCCATAAATCTTTTGTAGTGCCACCGCCACTAAATCTTTGACTTGCAAAACCATAAGTCAATTCGCCTGTAGTGCTAGACATTTTAACTTTTGAACCAGTTGCAATACGCCGAGCAGCTGCCCCACCTTTTGTGCGCGTTTCAGCTGCTCTAATTATTTGGCCGCGTAAATATTCTGCTAAATTATTTGAAACTCCCCGAGCCTCGGCTTTGGCTTCATCGCCTAGCAAGGAGAAGGCTTTATACACTTGACGAAGCTCAGTGCTATCAAATGCTGCGATTTCTTCAGCCATTGCTATTTCTCTCCTTTATCAGCTCGACTGCTGTTGCTACATCGTCCCAATCATCCCAGTATTGCATTGGGATACCAGTCTTAATAGCAACTATTACTAATAGCCGCCTTATGCTGTCGGGCTGATGGCTTTTGGGTCATCGTTGCCAGTCCTTACATCGGCAACAGTTTCCATCCAGACATCAAAGGACTTGACTGGCTTTCCAGCACTTTCGCGCTTATGAGCGTTATATGCCAAGAACATCAAGTCCCAGATTCCTATATTGTCTTGCGCCTTTGTGATTGTGTGGCCTGTGGTCTTTTCCCACTTGGCCCACTCTGGCGGTTGAGCAACATAGGTGGCAACTTCGCCTCCGTTGTATTCAATTGTAATTGATAATTTCATAGCTCCCGATGCTCCGATCTATTAGGCAAAGTTCTCTGATGGTGTTCCAACGACTGTCATCGTCCAAGTATCAGTTAGCGCTCCTGGTGCTGCGCCGCCTGCTGTTGGGAAGATTGGCAAGACATTGAAAGTAAATACTGCGCCAGTTATGGCTGTGAATGAAACTGCTAGTGTGGTGTTAGGTGCTGTTTCTGCATCTGTCCACATTGCTTCGAATAGAGAGCTTGCAACTCCCCAATCTTGTAGCAATTCGATTGTGAATGTCCATTGTTTATCAACGGACTTATAGGCGCGACCATCAAGAGTCTGATAGGTCTCGATGATTGTTTCGCAGCTTAGGACTGCGCTTGTTGCTTGGGCATCGTAGTTAGCGCTATCAAGTGTGAAGGTAACATCGCGCCCAGTTATTACTGTTGTTGGCATTTGGGTCTCCTATGCGGTTTGCTCGTAGCGGACGCTCAAGCG